AGCACCACTTGGATACTGAGACACTGGGGCAGGAGTTGGAGCGGGAGCAACCGGAAGCGGCGGCTGCATCGGAACCGGTCCTATCCCAGGTTCCGATATCGTAGCATTCTCACGCGGCGAAAGTGCCTGCAGAGGAACGCTTGTTGCTGGGCCAATCGGGGAACTGCCGCCCAAGGCGCCTATCAAGCCGCCTAGGCCGCCTCCACCACCTCCTCCGCCACCAGAAGCCGCTACAGGCGGTGCGGATACCGGCGTGACCTGTTGGGCTGGAGCCGGTTGCTGCAATGCTGGGGCCAGAACCTTGGCAAAGTCTGTAGCTCCCTGCTTCTGCGCGGCCCCCTGGGCATAATTAGCAAGACCGGTCTTGAGCCCTTCGGCCAAGCGCGCAGCACCCTGCCACTTCGATTGGATAGGAGAATAGTCACCGCCTTGCCCGCCTGCCCTTGCCAGGGCTGCAATCATCGCATCACGCGCATGTGCGTCACCGGTCGGATTGCCAGGAGCATTAAAAAGCGTGGGGAGATAATCGCTAATTGCCATTTTGAGATTGGCCTCTTAGCGTCCGAGCCGTCCTGATGACCTTATGATCGCCAACTGTTGTAACGGCATCAGGAGCCGCCTTCTCGACATCCTGAGCCATTGGCCCAACTGTCTTAGGATAAGATTTCGGATCGCCCTTGTAGCGAAAGGCATGGATTGGAATACCGGTCTGCGGATCAGGCCCAAGAGATTGGATATCGGTCTTATCCTGGCGATCAGATAACAGTGAGCCACCAAGCCCGAGCAGCTGCCCGCCTAATCCAAATAGCCCTCCCATTTGAGCATTGGAATTCGCTGACTGCTGCTGATAATTGGATTGCACCGCCTGCTGATAATTTGGTGCTGCTACTGAGGCTTGAGGCGTCTGAACAAGACCCAGATTTGGCTGGTATTGCTGTATCTGCCCGCCGGAACGCCATGCCTGCGCTGCGTTAATTGGAATCTCATACTGTTGGACAAGATCATTAACCGCCTGCGAGTGGCCCTGCAGGAACATCTGATTATAAGCATCGTTCTTGGCCTGATTGAATTGCTGCATCTGGGTCGCATAGCCAGGCGTATCAGGCGACAATCCCTGATTGTATAAAGATTGCTGTTCAGCCTCGGTTTTCTGCTGCCATAGCGGATCAAGCCGCTGCCTGTTCAGCGCATCAAGATTTGCCTCGGTTGCGCTCCATCCAAGGTCCAGAGGCTTGCTAGCCGATGGGAATACGTTTCTTTCCAGCTGCTCTCCAATTTGCCCTGACAGCTGCGCATTGGTGACATTCTGCTGAAACAGCCTTTCCATCTCTGGAGAAAGAGTAGTCGTCGCTGTGTATGATCCAGGCTGGTCTATTGGCCCGAATAATCCCGAGCCGCTTCCATGCGGAGTTGCTGAATAAGTCAGGTTCCCATATGGCGTGACCTGATTGGTCATATTCAAGCCCTGCTGCTCTTTAGCTGCCTCAAGGTTGAATATGCCCTGCATCATCGATGTTTGCATGGGATCAGGAGGAGTTGGCGAGCTACCCATTTTTCAGCCTTATTGCCCTTTGCTCTTCACGAGTGATCCCAAACAGGAGGCCATCGCAGTCTTTGTAGCGACGGCGCAAACGGCCTTCTTGCTTGAAACCAAGTTGGACAAGCGTATAAAGCACTTTATAATTGTCAGGCCGTATCACTGCTGTAATCCGTTGACATCCAAGCTGCTCAAAAATGTAGCGGGCAATCGTGCGAACCTCTCGAATTCCAAAGGCGCCATATCCCGCAACCGTCAAATCGACCGTAAGACCCTTTTCGTAATTGTTCAGCACCACAGCGCCAAGCACGTGGCCATCCTCAAGCACAACAAGACCGGTAAATGGCTCACTCATTTTGCAGCCAAGAACGCCATCAATAAACCTCTTAGCTAGGTCATTGTTGTTAACGACATCTCTAGTCAAAAATAAGCGCCTTAAAATGGCCAACCGCCAAAATGACATAGACCAGCTGAACGGGAAAAAATATCATCTCGATCAGCAGGAATACCATAAAGCTGAACAGTATATGAATTGTCTTAGCCAAGGAGGTTCCCCCCTTCCCACATCAAGTCGAACGCGGTGAATCGTATGTCAGGAGCTGCAAGAGACGAAATAGTCCACTGCATGACCGGAGTATGCACCGCGCCGATCCCAGGGCAGGCCGCCCAGGTCAATTGCTTGAATGCCTTATTGGGCCAGCGGTCAATTCCCCATCGGGCAATTCCCCACATCGCCCCTCCAGTAATTGGGGCATAGGTTGTCCCAGGATTTGGAGGTATTGTTGTGTCGTAATCGGTGCGAGCAGTGAGCTGGGGCGTGAATGGAGTATCGGTGAACAGATTGACCCGAACCATGCGAAGCTGCTTGTTAATGACCGATGAATAAGTTGTAGCCTGTGCAATTGATGTCTCCAGCTGTCCAAGATGTTCAAACCTCGGAAAGATCGTGACTGTGTATGGCTGCCCGTCATCCTGGCCGCCGCTTTCGGCAAGCATTGTACGGCCATCAGATGTGCCATAGAACAACTGAGAATTGGTCAGGCCTAGTCCCGATACAACGAAGCAATTTGCATCCCATCCGATATACCTACTCCATGCGCCCGTGCGGGCATTTGCAATAAACTGCGTCCGGTCTAGAGCGTTCTGCTTCGGCAGATTGATGATAGCCATGGATTCCATTGGCCACATCACTATTTGCCAGCCAGGAATTCCTGACCGGGCAAGCACCGCCTTCCGCCAATCGGGAGCAATCGGCACCGTTATGGCAACATTCTGGAGAGCAACTTGGTCCAGCGTCTCGACTTGAGACATTGGCACAATGCCGTCTTCGGTCATGATCGCAAGATCGCCGCCTGCTTTCATGAGGCAACGCGGGCCAAGCGGGCGCGATATCTTATAGCTGCCTCTCAGGGTCAGAACCGTCGGGTCTGTCCCATCATAGACAAGCACCTCGCCTTCAGTTGTGACAAAGCAAAGGAATTCGAAGTTGCCACTTACTGACTCAACTGCCCATGTTCCGCCAGTTAAAAGGGCACCGCCCCATTTCATGAACTCGCCAAGCGAGAAAAGGCTTGCAGTCCCCCCTACCTGCCCTACTGGCAGATACCAAGCATTACGGGTGCCAGGCTGGACGCCGAAAAGACGTCCCTTGAATGTCCAGACAGACGATAGTGTGGTGAACCCGGTTCCGGTCCATGCCGGTGCCGTTACCCATGTCGTACCGTTGTAGAATTGTGGAGGGTCAATCCCATTGACCGCGACCAGCCACGTGCCGCCGCCAGCGTCCTTGTGCTGAAGCCACTCGAAATAACCGCCTCCGCCAAACGGACCATGAGAATTGGAGAGACCGAAAACCAGCGCAGCTCCAACTGGTCCTATGTTGCTTACGTCGTAAATAGATCCATCGCTGGTCGCAGCAAATATTTTGACCCTGGACCCGTCTGTCCAGTTCATAAGGGTATTAACAGACACTGGGCCCATGCCGCTGGCCCAAGTGGTCGAACCGCGGCGGGAGCGAATAAAGTCCAGCTGTACAAAAGCATTATCCAGGACAAAAGCGCTTGCTGGAGGGGCATCCGCCAGACTTGCCCCTGTGTACCATCCCTTGATAGGCGCCTGAAGTGTGCCAGCTGCTACAATGGCGTTACGGTTCTGTTTCTTGTTTTTAAGCGCCTGCAGCATAGGCATTATGGTTGCTGTGTTGACTGGTCATTAATCGCGCCAGGCCACCAATCCATGCCTGGATAGTAAGATGGGAAGGCCGTAGCAACAGAGCGCTCCTGGCTCTCCTGGCCTGCTTGGCGGGTAAGAGATAACTCATACATACGCATCTCTTCCGCATAATCGAGCCCCTTGGCATTCTTCCAGAGCCAGACAACTCCTTTCATGATCGTGTCTTCAGGAACAAGTCCAATGTCATCGTCTGCGGTCCATTGTGGCTGTCTAGAGGACCCATCTGACTTGATGACGAAATTCTTGGAAAAGTAGTTGAACGTCACCGTCTCATTCAGCGCCAGCGCTGGCCATATCTCCAGCGCACCTCCAATCAGCCGCCACATTGGACGCACTGGCATAGCCGGGAAGTTCTTATAGGCGTTCAGGTCTTCGTCATTTACGGGACCTGCCAAAGGAATAATAGGGAATAAATTAGAAACAAAGGCGCCCACGGGGGACTTGTCAGAAGGATCAACACGAAGCCAATCAGGAGGCAGACTAAAAAGAGTTGTAGTACCATCACCTATAACCTGAGCCCCTATTTTGAGGTTGCGCCAGTCCCATCGTTCGATCATATCTTGCGCAGCATCATTGGCAAAATTGACCATTTGAATAATCAAAGGGTCAGTAGACGAAAAAGCTGCGCTGGGAGTTGGAATATTGCAGCGAACTGCAGCTCTTTTGATGATGTCTATGAGAGCCATCAGGTTTCCTTTGGTGGCCTCCCACGTCTCTTAGGTGCGTCCTTTGTATCATCTTCGGCGCTCATGGCCTCAACTTTTTCCCTGAGCACAATCTGATCTCGCTGCATCTCTTCTATCTTTTCCATGAGACGCCCGTTCTCAGCAGCCAGTTTCTGCGCCAAGGCGCTATCCTTTGCCTGAGCCAGAAAAGCCCTCGCCATATCACGCCACTTGCGGCCCTCGACATGCCGGTTGATATTTCCGTCAGATACGTCTGCGAGACCTTCGATAGTAAAAACGTTCAAGGCCTCGAATTCCTTGATATGAACCGTGCTCATAGCGGGCCATTGAGCCAATGGCGTGCCTTCGATATGGCGCTCTTTTGCGCCAGCCTTCCATCTTGCATAGGCATCGGCAAAGCGGCGCTTGTATTCCTCGGTTACAGGGAACACGCCGGAATTCAGAGTGTCGCCAGCAACCAAGAGGCGCACACACTCTATGTTGATAAATCTTGGATAGCCACTTTCCTCGCTCAAACCATCGTGAGGAACTGTAGCCAACATGAATACAGGCGTCACTCCACGGTTCATATCGGCGTAGTTAACAGTGAAATTATCAATCGTAGCGAATGGGTCAGCACTCGGCAAATAATCGTCCATATCACTTTCCTGGGTTCGGACCTGAATAGAAAGGATTAACGGCTGCAGTTATAGGCATCCCTTCCTTAGAAAAGAATGCATTCCCAACAGGATAAACTGCAACCGGATCAGAAACAGTTGGCGAGACCATATAATCATAAACGGCCTTCTGACTGCATCCCGCGGCCGTCGCAGCAGTTGCAATGAGAGCGAGCACGTCTGCCTTTGTGGCCACGGTACCAGCCAGGATTGAGGCAATAGCGGATACCCGCTGCGCGGTCGTTATAGGAGCGGCACGCGTGTTATCCCATCCCGGTATCCCGCCGGTAATAAGTGCGAGACATGCTGGAACTGTCGTTGCCATTTCAGCCTCTCTTTAATGAAGGTGGCGAAGGATCCAGTCCTTCAACTGGTTGAAGCGAAGGGGGCACCCATTCCGACTCGGCAACCGGCTCTGCCGGTAGACGCATTTCTATCTCAGCCATGAATGCCTTTACTGCATCCCGAAGTTCCTTCAGCGCTTCCGGCGAGGCAATAGCCGCACGAAAGGTTTGCTGACTGACATTGTTGAATCGATCAGTGATTGATCCCATGACATTTTCCTCATCCACAAATGGCGCCCTTGTTATGAATGGCTTAGGACTGTCTCCATTATAAAAGGGACCAAACATTGCATACTCCTAAGTGAAAAGTGCACCCCCCATGCCCAGTCTAGGAAACCCGCGCCTAGACTTAGCCCGCGGCAGCTGCATGGAGGGTGCGTCTCGTTAAGTCATATACGGCCAGCGAAATAGGCCCTCCACCACAGTCGTGTTGGACACGACCGGAGTGAAGTTGAACGTCGTTGACGTAGTTGTTGACGTGGCATTTGCCGACATGGTGACTACAAAACCGGAGGCAGAGTTGCCGCCGATTGAGAGAACGGTTGCACCTATCGGGATACCCGCGCCCGCAACGCCCAGTCCTGACCCGGGATAGATACCCGAGATATTAGACACATTGGTCAGGATCGGCGATCCGTTCACGGTGTTTGCCGTAAACTGATACCTGGAACACGTAGCCGTAAGACCGGTGTTGGTGGAGGTGCAAAGAGCACTCCCTGCCGCAGTGATATTGCCAAGAGTGATCGTGTTCCCGTTGATTGCCGCAACAAAGCACCCGGCCGGAATACCGGTACCGGTAATGCCCATTCCCAACTCAACACCTTTGGCGGTAGAAACCGCCGTAAGGACAGCCGAGCCGTTTGTGTTGTTACAGGTAAAGGTAGCCGAAAACGGAGCCAGGAACAGCCCTTGGATAGGCTTGCCGACCGAAGCTGTAGGCGCATCAACAGCGCCCGCGGTTGTCGTAGTTGTCACCACGTTGCCAAAGGCAGGTGCAGTAACAGCCGCAGACACAAGGTTCAGCAAAGCCGAGCCGGAGCGCTGCACCCATATTCCATATACGCCGGGAGATGGGAATGTATACAGGTATGGCCAATTAGCTGAGCTTGGCAAACCACCCGGGTCTCCTACGCGGCCGCCCAGGAAGAAGGAGCCTATAGAGCTGCCCCCGTGCTGGGTTTCAGTCGCTGTGGTTGGGAGATAAGCTTGATAGCTGTTATCCCAGCCAATAATCGTTCCCTGCTGCAGCACAAGAGCGCCGGTGACGGTCAGCTGCAGGTAGGTGTATTCGGCCTCTGCATCGCCATCAATGACAGTCCCAAGCTTGAAAGCAAGCAAGCCTGGCGTCTGATTGCTGAACGGACCGTCCGGCTGAAATATCTTCGCGCCGACAGTGGAGAATTGTTCAATTGCGATTGTCATTGCCAGAGCACTCCTTGCAGGAAAGAGTTAGAGATAGTCATGTTCCCTGCCCAGGCCATGATTCTCACAATCGCGTCTTGGTTAACATTGGCGCGATCCCCACCGACTACCTTGAAGTTCCGGCGCGCATGCGGCCGATACATAAAGTATTCGGTGTTGAGGAAATACATGGTATTGGCGCTGATCTGACCGTTCTTGCCACCATCGAGGACAACATCGATTTCCTTACCGGCCCCGTAGTACTTGAGACCCGTAAAGCCTATTCCATGCTCGCCTTTCTCGGAGGTGATACGCTGGATTGTCTGCAGCGAGGCGAGATAGCTGAGGTAGAAGTTGTTATCCGCAACAATAAGGTCTACACCTTCGGTATTGCGTTTAAGGTTAACGGTCGTGCTGTTCATGTAGCTCTGAACATTAGAGCTGGTCACAACACCGCGTGCGTCCGTATTCGCATTGACGGCAAAATTGCGCCACCAAACCTGGGAGCCGCGGTCAATGCCGCCAACGACGCCTGACGTCGGCACCTTGGCAACAAGAAGCGCGAGGCCATTCATCTGTTTGCCGCCAAAAGCGGTTCCATCTGAATAGACACCAGCTGAGAGCTGATTCCAGAAGGTAGCCTCGGCGACATTGATACGGGCCCTGATCAGATCGATCATGCGCTCTTCAGAATCATTCTGGAGTTCCTCGAGACCGCTGATCGTGATGGAGATTGACGCCTGCTTAATCGGGAAGCGGGCAGCCGTCATCGTGTCATTCAATGATACGTTCAGGTTCTCATAGCCTGAATACCATTGAAACGTTTGGTTCATCGCGTATTCGAGTTCCTGCATAATCTCGCGACCACCATTGAAGGTGTCAGTTTTGCCGCGAGTTTTCAGAAACGTCAGCAACGCGTTATTGTTGGTGATGTTATCTGCTAGTTTTCGAGACCTGTTCTCAAGCGTAGTCGTGACAACATCACCCCAGTCAATAGTTGTGACTAAGGGGGAAGCCATTTGCTAAACTCCTATACGGTTCCACGCTGTGCGTTGATTGCCGCTATGATTGTGTCGGTTACCGATGAATTCGGATCTATGGCTCCGCCCGGCTTGAGTCCTGGACGTGGTGAGCCGCCAACGGCTTTTGCAGCTGCTTTTGCTTGAGTCACAGCAGCGATAGAGCGCGTTTGAGATGATGGTTTGTTTCTTTCTTTGAGCATAATTTCCCGCGTCTCTGGGTTCATCCAAAGAGCAGCTTCATATGCTTCCTTGAGTGTGCTCGCCTGGCCGCTTTGAAGCGCGGCTACCATTTGCTGGCGCACATTCTCGAAATATTTGTTTGCGGGATCGGCCATGAACGCACTGATCTGAGATTGAGTGTCCCTCTCAGACTGCGCTTGATTGAACCGATTGACCGCTTCGTTAATCAATGCCTCATGATTGAATTGAGGCACTTGATACCCATTTTGACCGGGCGTTTGAGCCGCCGGTTGTGCTGGTGCTTGAGTTCCCAGCATCCCGCCATACTGGGCTTGCATGGCAGACGTAAGAATTCTGGGGTCTATATTGAGGCGCTGACATATTGCTGTGATGCCTGCAACAGGATCACGGACAAACATGTTCTCGAGCTGGTTATACTGGGCAACAGCGGTTGGCAGCGTTGTGCCATTGCGTTCACAGAGCTCGGCAAATCGGCCAAGCCCTTCATAGCGCTTGAACCCTCTGTCAACATCAGCCTCACGCTTGGCAATATCGGCCTTGACGATATCCGGTAGCTTATCCCATTGAGCCTTGGCAGCTGCAGAGAAGCCCGCTGGCGGCTTTGGGGCATCTGGAGCTACGTTTGGAGCCGGAACCCCTTCTTTGGCTTCTGTGGGCTCCCCGCGGGAGGCGTCTGTCCTATCCTTTGGGGCTCCCGGTTCCTCTTTATCGTCAGTTTTAGCGGCAAACCTACCCTTTTCATCACGTGGGCGCTCATCGCCGCTCTCGGGAGATGCTTGCTCCGGCTTGATTTCTTTTGGTTCCGAGCCACGCTGCCCTGCAACAGCCGATGCTATTTCATCGGTAAGCGACAAATCTTCATCGGCCGCAGGCGCCGGAGCGCCTTCGGTTTCAATTTCATCAACCATGCCTAAGCTATCTCTTCCTTCTCAAGCGGCGCGGGCTTATAGCCATCACGCACTTTCTGATAGGCTTCCCCGATTTCGGCCTCAGTAATAGGAGCGCCTTGGTAATTCTGCGGTGGCCCTAGCGTCTCTTCAACTATGCGAAGATCCCGCTCTTTAAGCGTGCGATAATAAGCTGACTTGGACGTGTAGACCTTGCCATCAGCATGGGACAAAAACGGGTCAGCATTATCCTTGATAATCATTGGTGCAGAAAGATGCGAGCGAGCACTGTCCGACTGGTATGGTTTAATGACCAGCTTCCCGTTGCGCATGACGTACGTCACCATTCCCAGAACATCGCCCCTATGGCAGCCAGAAACATCAAAACAACATCACCATTGGTCATTGCAGTCCCTGCAGCGTGCGCCAATCTAACGACCCTCCATAAGTAGAGACCTGCCCATCCCTAAGTTTGTCCAGCGCCCGTATCGATATAATGTCACCAGTGATGGCCAATTGGATCAGCGCCTCAAGGGCCATGTCTTCGACAAACTCATTGGGGGCAATTACAACCCGTGAAATGTCGAAATTCTTCTGTATCGTCCGCCGGTGATAGGCAGCAATCGTTGCTGTCGCCAACAGTGCTGGAGGCGGTGGCGGAGGTGGCAGGATCGGCGGGATATTGAGCCCCGTTGGATCCCAGTTGTTGTATTGGAACGCCCTTAGAACTGCGCGCCCATACCGGCCGACAAAATGGACATTCGTTTCCGAAATAGGCGGTAACGCTTCATCCAGGCTATTATATTTGAACCACGATAGAACAGAAGGATGAAACTGACTAATGAAAGAAGTGTTGGTTTCAGGAACAATGAAAACTAAAGGTATATCAGCAGTATTCGTATATCTGAATGAACCTAATTTAGGCTGGCTAAATCGTCCTATAAAGTGTGGGTTCTCAAGATCAAAAACTGTTGCTGAATAATCCCAACTGTTGTATTTGAATCCGCTAATACCAGCTTGCTTAAAGTCAAAGACAAAATGTGGGTTTTCCTGATCGATTACAGGAGGCTGTTTATCCCAGCTGTTGTATTTGAACCCACTAATACCCGCTGGACTGAAACGAGGCTGGAAATGAAAGTTTTCCCTATCTAACTGGGGAACTAACTGATCCCAGCCCTGAAAAACAAATCGCCCTAAAGAGCGCGGACCAAACCTACCAGAAAACGATGTTAGAGGCGGTGGCGCCGGAAGGATCGTGAAGCCGACTGAGGTAGCAGCACCATTGGAAGAAAGCCCAATGCTTTGCGCCGCTGGCGTCGAAGTCGGATCAAAATCACCGATTGAATACGCTTCAAATACGCCATTGGCTGTAAAGGTATCACTTAAGGAATTGGGAGAACATGTAGTGTTTGCTGCATTCCCTTCGTCCAAGCAGCAATAGACAGCCTTTTCACCCTTAACAAAGGTCGTCTCGTTATTGGCACCGCAAGGACACGGCCCACCAAGCCCCGCCAATGCACCGGAGCATGTGCCATTTATCGGGGCTACGCCATTCGTACCGGCATAGGCACGAATGTTCCCATCCATGCCCGAAAGGGTTCCGCCATTAAGCGCAGATGACCATGTATAAGTTGCTGGCTCGGCAGTTCCTGCGACCTTCCAAAACGTGGAAAGAATAGCCTTGAAATTACCGCCTAAGGCTGCCGTACGTGGACTATCAATAATACGCGTCCAGCCAGCAAGCGTAGTAACTGTTACTGAACCCGCACCGGCATTGTTATCCTGTGCACCAACAAACGCTATTAAAAGATTACCGGCAGTTACACCAGCGGGCTTGGTAAGTGCGACACTGGTCGCAGCTGCACTGTTATAGCCACCATCCGCAATGAACGTGATATTTGACACGCCTTACTCCCTAGCGGACGAGGGCTTCAGGCACCTCAATTGTCCCTTCGATCAATCCATATTTTTCACAGCATGGCTCACACAGATAGAATACATGGGCAAACCATTCCGGCCTGATCACTCCGGCCTTTTCCCCGCAAGACGCACAATAGACATGCTGTCGCTGCCTTCCACCAACATAAACCAGCTTGTGATCTGGACACCAAGCCACACGTGAATCAGGGAGATTGTTATCTAGCTGGCTATCCCAGTTGCGGCGGGTATCTGAGGGAAGAGGCAAAGATTAGATGCCTTCGCCAAACTCAACCGTCAGATCAAAGGTCACTGAGGCGCTGGAGGCAACCGAAGTGAATTCGACATCAACAGGGCTGGTCGCATTGGGCATCATTTGAATCTTGTCAGTAGGCTCAAGTGCCTGATAGCCGCCCGTGCCGCCAGTCTGCGCCCAGCCGATGGACAAGCGCTGCTTGAGCGTGGTGCCAGCAGTGATTGCCGACGTGTCATCAGCCCATACACTTTGGGCAGCAACAGCGCCGCGGATATTCTTTGCCCCTGGCGTGTTCGCCGTGCCGCCAGACGCCGTTGTTCCGGTGTTCGTATTCAGACGGAACTGTGCACCGCCCGCGGTTCCAAACCGGCCAGCAACCAAAATGAGTCCGATGCCAACAGTTTCTTGATTGGCTATCGTCTTCCCCCAGAGATGAGTGGAGGCAGTCCCCGCAGAGCCATTTGAGGTAGCCTGCCGCGTTACGTCATAGTAGAATGGCATAGTTCGTTCCTTTCATCATGCCAGTTTCATTGGAAACTCACTGTAGCCGTGCCGCCAGCGGGGACTACAAGCAAACCCAGTTTAAACGGGAAATTGAGCTGATATATTCCCGTCGCGGTAGGGGACGTCCAAATCAAATTTGCCGCCCCCTGCCCAGAGGCTGCAGCAAAATCATAAATGCTGCATGGACCGGTAATTACCGCAAGAGAGTAGACAAACCCTCCGCCAACCTTCGCAACCGTAGCGCCTGAGATATTGAGCATGCTGTTCAGAGGCGAGCTGTCTTGTCCAACAGGTAATCCCATCAGGTAAGACCTCCCCATTCTTCAAAGCAGATCATTGCTTGTTTCCTTGTTGTGGTCTCGCAGGCGCAGGCGGCTGGAGGGCCTTTATGATATCAGCTTGCGCCTTTACGTGATCAGCACCAGCTTTCGCGTGCGCCGCGCCAACCTTCGCGTATTCTGTTCCAATCTTGGCCTGATCGGCACGCTGTTTCATCGCCTCAGTTTGCATCTTAAGTCCGGCTTCGAATGCATGCTGCTGGGACTCCATCTGAGTGTTTTGCAGCTCAGCCTGGCTCTTGACCTTCGTCCCCTCGAGCTTGATCATCTCAGCTTGCACTTTGGACTGGTCACCCTTGCCACGCGGTTGCGGAGGCATTTGCTGAGCCTTTTGAATAGTCTCTTCGATCAGTTCCTCTAACTCACGGCCAACGCGATAAGCGCGCACGCCAAACTGGAGAAGACCACCAGCCAACTGAGATAAAGCAGGTTCCGCGGCGACCATAGGCCCCCAGACCTCCATGAATTTTGTAATGCTTGCAATAAACTCATTGCGATCCTGCCTTTCCTGGCTTTCATCGCCAACAATGGTTGAATCAGCTTCGATATCAATCCTGAAGTGCCTTAGCACATTGTCCCTAAGCAGCTCCATTACGTCATCGATCGTCGGACCAGAATTAGAAGGCGCCTGCGAGGAAAACCCACCACTAGGCTGTGATTGCTCGCCTGCAGGCGCCATAGATAGCTGCGGACCAGCAGGGGGAGCCTGTCCAAGTGCCTGGCCAGGACTGGCTGAAAGCCCTTGGCGGGCAGCCATCATTCCAGCTTGACGTCCAGCTTGCGCAGCAGCCATTAAGGCCTGCTTTTGCTGCAGCATCATAACATCCTGCCTAGTTGGCAGCTTGATGTTAACCATTTTCAGCAGCGTCTCAGGCTGGAAATGTGTCGCTATAATCTCGCCGGTCATCCGGGAAATATCGCGGCAGAAGCGCGCTAGCTCCTGCTGACGTGTTCTGATCCGAATAGAGCCGTACTGGGCTTTGATGCTCTGCGCTGTCGCAGTCTCCTGCGCCTGACCGTCGCCGCGCATGATGTCACTGATTCCATAGATCTGGTTCACGTCGTCCACAAGCTGCTTGCGGAGTTCCACACAGCCCTTCAGGATTTCTGCGACTTGTTCTATGGGCAACCAGACGATAGGCGCTCCTTGGCCTCCTCCGCCCTGTTTAAAGGCATCCCAGGATTTCACCGCAATCATGCGGTTTTCATAACCGGGGGTTAGCGCCTTTTCGATTTCAGGCGCGCCGTCGCCTTGCGGGCCTCCCGGATAGAAGCCAACAAGCTTAAGGGCATCAGTGAGTGCTCCAATACGGGCTGTAAGACGGTCAATTTCCTCAGCCTGATCCTGATAGTAGACATAGTCCGGTATGGGGTCCAAGGACTCGTTCGTAAGCGTACCATAAGCCGGGCGCGGACAGGGATAGAAATCTTCGAGCTTAAGATAGGGCGATCCACGATCTAAAACCTCTTTGAAGCCCTTCGATATCCAAAGCACTTCCTCATGACAGCGATCCCAGATTTCCCATATCTCCGCCTTGTCGCTTACTGAAGATAAATCATAGTCGTCCTTGCGATAGGTTTCTGAGACGTTGACGGAAATCTGGTTTCCAATTTTCTCACCAAACCTCTCAACAAGACCCTCGCGGTTAAGAAATCCGCGAAAAGCAACCCAGTCAACCTCATCCCAGGTTCGGGCCTCCTGATGCACAAAATCTTGCCGCTGTACGAACCTTATTTTGACGTTTTCGAATTGAAGCACTTCGCCTGGGTCTTGCTCTTCTTCGGCGTGCTCTTTCCGTTCAGTTGCTTCCTGATCAGGACCAACCATACTGGTAACATCGAGGCCGGATTCATCGTCATAATCCGGCACGGTGGAAAGAACAGGGTCATAAGAGACACGGGCAACGCCACGGCCGTAAAGCAGAAAATCATCACGTACTTGCTTAAAGCGATTATCAAAGTCATTCGTCTCGAATGTGAAATTAATTGCCCTCTCGAGCACTTCTACCGCCATCCGGCCAATCGGATCGCTGTCTCTATAGCGCCGCTGGACAACTGCAACTGGCGGCTTGGTGTAAGCTGCCGGTTTCATGGTCTCCATGTTCGACCAGAGCATAGCATAACGGCGCTTGCGGCGCCGCGCTGTCTGGTCATCGCGATAGAGCCGATGAATGGAATTGCACCGCTCATTCCAGGATTTCATCCCTGGAGCGCGCTGTGCCTTAGCAAGCTCAGTTAGCCAATACTCTACTCCGCGATCACTTTCTGAATCAGTGTTATCTGCGGTAGAGCTGGCTTCGTAGGTCATTTAATGGGATTTCTGCTCCCCCAGAGATAGCCCACAAAAACGCCTACAAAATAAAAAACAATTAAGAGTACAAACGGCGGAAGGCCATTCATCATGGCACCGATATGAATTGAACCGCTATCATAGGCATATCCACGGTCGTCTGCTCTGTCCATGTCGAACCGGCAAGATTGGCCGGGAAACCACTGGCAAAAGTGCTCGTGCCGCCATTGCACGCCGCGCCTGCGCAGCTAAGATGGCTGATGACCGCACTTGTGCCGCTAGTCTGCAGGATATTCGCTGGCGTCGTGGATCCTAGCAAAGTGGAGGTTAATCCTCCGCTTGGGCTGACGGAGGCAAAGGAGGCCGTAGCGCTATCTGTGTTGGAGCAGACCCAGAACTTGTCAGTCACTCCAGTGCCGCTAGGACCTCCCTGAACATTTGCACCTAGTGCTGCAATTGGCTCGGCCCCTGACGGCGTCGTCGCCATCGTGGCCGAAGTGGTCACTAGATTTGCCGGACGGTTGTCAGGCCCGTTGCCGTAGATGCCAAAAGCCAGATGACCGCTTGCATCCGCGTTGTAGATCCGAGCTGAAACATTGTTGATTGTCGCCGTGTTGCGCATACCGGCAGGCGCGCAGCGGATCGTGTTGGCCGCATGAGCAACCGGAGCAACCGAGGAGGGAATATGCAGGTCCAGCGTATACCAGCGGCCGGTCTGGTAGCTAAAATTGCCTGGCAACGGCGGGGCCGGGATGGGATTGAGAACCTCCACGCCGTCTACTTTTGCGCTGGTGTCGGTGCTGCCAGCATGCGGAGCAAAAGCAATAGTGATGTTTCCGTTGGTGTCCGCAACCGCGTTGGCTGTTTTGACTATAGCCTTATGAAGTGCTCCGGTAGCAGCAAAGATATCAAACGAAGGGAACACGATAGTTCCGTTAATGGAAATGTCCATGACACGGATATTGGCGCCATTGTCAACGTCTTCGGTTTCGTGAACATTCACAACGTAGGTTTTCCCAGGAACAGCATTGTTTACCTGATAGCTGAAATTGCCATAGCGCTCAGACCGGTAAACTAGCGTTGGCGCCGGATTGGCAACTAGGCTCGTATCAACCGCTCCAGAGGGGTTGTTTGCAATCGTGAGACCGCCAGTGGACCCGGCGTCTGCAATAAAGCTGCCAACAGCCGGACCGCCAGCGTTGATGCTGACTGGAGGGCCAAGCGCGGGAGGTGGAGTAGAACCCTGAACAAAGGCACCAATGGTTGGCGGATTGGAGGGCTGATTGCCGTCAGGAGTGACAAATGCGATCACAGGAGTTATGCTCGAAGTTGAGGCGCCCTTGCCAATGACTATAGTGTCGCCACCTACAGGCTGGAAATCACTCAAAGTCTGATGCGGAGGATTGGTGAGCCTCGGATCGGTCCCCGTGGTATTATTGGCTATAATTCTCGAGACGTTGCCAGCATTGTCTGCTGCGGAAAAAGATGCCACCGAAGCACCGCCCGCTTTTTGATCAAACGTGACATTGTTGGTGATTCCGGCATCCGTACCACCATCAAGCCGCATCGAAAAGCCGCCAGTTTGATAGCTTCCCGAAGCATCTCCTGATGCAGATGCGGTACGGAAAAAAATGTTATTCTTCCAGGTAGCCGTGGTTCCAGACAAATTACTGCTGCCAACTTCGGCCATCCCGCACCCGCCCTGAGTGCCAGTATTAAAGGTCGCATCAATGCAATCATTCCAGACGGTGTTGTTAATCATCGTCACATTGGTAGGACTATTGACCTCTATCCCGCGACCACCGCAATTGTAGAGCAGGTTATAGGCGATAAGCGCGCCGTATGGATAACCATTCTGAGACCAATGATCGATAGAGATGCAATTCCCGTCTGTGTGATATGTCGGCTGACCTGCACAGGAAACCGCGGGCTCCGCAGTCGTTTCTCCGCTATCATGAATGACATTGCCGATAAGCTGATAATGGTTCGGCAGATTGTCCCACGTGCCGGAAGCAACATAGCCGCCGATCACATTGATGGCAGCAGGCCCGTATGCAGAAGTGTGACAGCTGTTAACGCCAGCAAAATCATATAGCTCAGTAGCAAAGACATATTCGTAGTCGGTTCCGACACTCGAACCGAACCCGCCCCCGGAGCCATGATAGATGCCGTTCAGATGCATGTGGTGGTGGCCGCTGGAGCGGAACAGCTGACCGGGAGCGTTGTAAGTATTTGTATTGTTGTTGTTATAGCCGTTGTAGCCTTGGATGTTTACACCATCGATTTCCATGCCGTCGAAGGCAATGAAATTCCCGGTCAGATTCAAGCAAGCAAAACCATCCGAAGCAGCATTGTTGCAAGTCCACTTGCACCCATGGTTTACGGTGCAGATATAGTTGATGTATCCAGTTGGCGTGTTGGCCGTTCCGGAATCCGTGAAGGTAACCCCTCCACCCATGTTGTAGTTGATCCACCCAGACGAACCAAGTGTCGTTTCTGTTGGCGCCGAGCCCTGAACCATAACGGTATCACCGCCAGTCAGAGCAATGTTGTTGTTGGCTCCCCACGGCGTCGCGCAATTGCTGCCTGCGCCGATTGGCCCGCCTCCACAACCGCCCACGTCAGAACCATTAGGGGAGACGTAGAAGGTTCGGGAAGGATTAACGGTCAGCGGCGATGGATAGTGCGCTGGCGCGTTGACAGTCGCGAAAGCATCCTGCCCAAAAAGAAAGACGCCAATTACGGCGCCTAATGCTATGCCAAGCAAGTCTCTAAAATTCATCATATTCTCACTGTTGGAAGTGTTTCCTCAACCTCGAAGAATTCGTCAAACGTCAGATCACCAAGAGATTTGAACAGCGGCGCGGGTGGCTCATCCTTCGTAGCAATCAGCTCTCGCCAAGCCATCGCGAGATAGCGCATAGCATCCGCAGGATGAGACGACCAATCATGACGCGGCACCGTCCTAAAAACCCTGGCTTTTTCGTCCCAGTCTGCGCGATACTGTCTGAGAGCCTCAATACCGATCTTGCAAGCAGTTCCATTGAAGATCATCCGTGGAAAGGTCAGCTTGACAGCATTTATCCCGTCATCGACGTGATGATCAGGAACCAGCACGGGCTTGCGGCCAGCAGCAACCATAGTTTCAATTCTGGTTCTGCCTGTTTCAAAACTAGGCACACGAGCGTCATGAGGAACATAATCAGTGCCGTTGTAGCCACGCTTGTTCACCTCAGCGAGATAGTCGTCAAAGTACCAGTTTGCGGATTGGATAAAATCGTGAATGAGCAACATGGGTCTAGATCGCTCATCTGTTCCAACTTGGAGAACCCAGACGGCCATATTTGAACCATTACCGAAGTCCCAGGCAGTATGGATAGGCGATCCCGCAATTGCCTCAAGATTTGTCTTAATTCGTCCTGATCTCTCGCACTCAGCCATCTCCCGACCGTAGTAGGCTCCAAGGATGGCGGCTTCGAAGCTGCATTCGAATTCTTGTTCATATTGCTCCTGAGTCATGTCGCCGCGAGCCAGCTGCAGCTCGCTTTCCGGTAGCACACCAGTCTCGCTTGCGCGCCAAAGAAAGCTAAACCACTTCTGATCTTCCTTAGCGCGGCACCACATTTCAAAGAAGTTGTTGCGGCCCTTAGGCGTGCCGATAAAGGTTACTGTACCGGCTCTATCGGCAAGCATCGGCCGAATGACACTGCCCCAGACGCTGGGGTCCATATCCGCATATTCGTCGAGGACAACGTCATCAAGATATCCGCCTCGGAGAGCATCGGCGTTGTCTGCCCCGTAGATGCGGATGCGTGCCCCATTAAACAGCTCAATCCATAACTCTGATTCGTTGACTCTGGCAATGAGCGGTTCGCCGTAGTGCTTAAAATACGTCCAAGAGACATCCTTGGCCTGCCTCAGATAGGGAGCAATATAAGCGGCCTTGTAGAAAGTGAGCGGGCTAATAGCCGCCCTGTAGATCATGTCATTGACGCAAGCAACAGTCTTGCCGCAACGGCGATGAGCAACACCAATAGCAAATCGCTGAGTTCTATCGTGAAATGGTACAAACCAAGACCTCGGCTTATACGGGATCTCGGAGCGGATTTCTTGGATCATTCCGCTTGAGGCTCTCGGCTAGTAATCTAGCGTGATATCTTCGCCCGCGGGATGTCCGTTCAAGGATAAAATAGATTAGCAGAAACAAGGGAACGAGAAGCCAGATCCCGCTGAAACCATCCATAAACCCCTCCCAAAAAGCTCTAGAATAAATCATCATGGTTGCCTGAAACCTCCCCCTCCCGGCAAGGCGGCGCCCCTGAAGACGCCGCCGTACCTAGCCATAGTCGCCGCTATCGTCGCAGCATCATTGGGTGCCGGATATCCAGTACTAAAAGAATGATCCCCCGTACTCATTGGGGCAGCCGGAGGGCCAATCGTAGCCGCTGGCGAAGGCGAGGAGAGGCCTTGAGCCATTGCCTGGGGGGCAGGAGCCTGAACAGCTGGAGGCGTCTGGGTGGGCATCCCTAGCCGCATTGCGCCAGGTTGCATCTGACCGGCTATCCCAGGCTGCGGAGCAGGCATGAATGAGTTTGACTGAGTTTGCGGCGATCCCATTCCGAGAAAAGCATTAGCAACCGGCGAAAGATTGCCGCCAGGCTGATTGGGGTTACCAGCCATGCCAAACAGTCCGCTAGGCCACATTTATTGCACACTTTCTCATCATTAATTAACCACCACTCAGTGCTGAGATAAGATTGATTGGGATAGGATTACCGGGCCATGACGCCCCAAGCTTTTCAAGAGCAGTTCCCTGAAAATTCATGTTCTGAATTGGCGGAGGTTGCGGCGGTGGCTGAAACCCCTGCATCAGCGGCCGCTGGTTCTGAGGCATGACCGATGGTATAACTGGACCATAACCTGGCTCCGCTTCCCGCCCAACGGGAATACTCCCCTGGCCATAACTGCTCAGCTGCTCATTGTATTGCGGCACCATCGGCACTTCTGCCTGAACTTGTGCCAGCTGAGGCGTCATAACCCTGCCATAAGGATTGCGCCGATCTTCGACATTGCCAGACAAACCGAATAGGCCAGGATAATCCGACATTATCCGGTCCATCATTCACCCTGCAGAAAGCGCACAACGGCCTTGGCCGCTTCAGCTGGCGTGGCATCCCATGGATGTTTGCAGTGATCCCAGCAAGCGCTTGCGCCTTGGCTACCGAATGGGAAAAATAGCCTGTTGAGAGGGGGGCTATGGACTAAGCCATTAGCGTACAAGCCTGCTTGGCCCTCGATGCATTCACAACGATGCCTCATTTGAAACTTAGGCAGTGGAAGACCAAGAAGCTTGTCAATAACCGCGGTCAGGCTTTCCCGCTCTTCCTCGGTTATCTCCAGCTCTGCAGCTGTTTTGTAAGTAATATCAATCGGTTTCATCGCCAATCCCTTTCACCATCCCCGCGATGCCAATGCTTATGCTCATCGCCGTGTTGATGCAGAAAGCGCCATTCGTGTTCATGGTTATGGGTGTTCCAGCAACAATCGCTCCGACGATGATGTTCACGCCAAGCATCATGATGCCAGTCGTGATGCTTCCACCAGCGATGATGATGCCATGTCCGAAGTTCAAGCTCCGGCTCCCAGCCAAAGGGCTGGGCAAAAACTCCATTCCAATAAGCGCCGATAAGGAGAGCTGCAACTAGGCACAGCCATAAAAGAAGCAACCTCAGAGGGTTCATGAATGATCAATCCCAAATGTCAGCCATCACTGCGCCAACGCTATTCCCGCCATTGGCGCCGATTGTCAGAGATGCCGGTTTGGTGCTGAATATCTGATATTCGACGCTGAGCGGGTTGAGCGGGCCAGTCGTTGTAGCATTGGTGAAACCGGTATCGGGAACAAAGCTTGCTGCCCCGCCAACGGACGGATTGACCAATCCAATGGCAAGACCGGTTGCGCCATTTGGCGAAACCATCACGGACTTGCCAAAACTCGAAGCCGGAACGCTGGAGTTGGTATCATGGGTCTGAGCGCCGCCACTGAAGGCCGCCCAGGCGTTGAAATTGTAGAGGTTGCCGGGAGCGGTGACCGTAATCGTATCGGCTGATAGCGCGGTAGGTGCTTTGGCCACCCAAGCACACTCATTCGAGGCGACCTTGGAAATGACCGGTGTCCATGTCAGGCCAGATGTATCGGATATCGCACAGCTTGTAGCTCCTTGAAAAACAGAAAACACAAAGACGAGCTCATTCGGCCCAGAGGTGGAAATAGGAAAAGACAAAAGGTTGGCAGTGTTAGCGGCTTTATCAAACACATATCCGCCAGCTGGCGGGGGAGAACCGCCGGTGCCAGTGCCGCCGCTGACATTGAGCAGGCCATTCCAATTGACCTGGCAAGACGTAACCGGCGAGCCCACACAATTGGTGATCGTCGCCGTGGGATTGCTAATCGTGGGGGCTGATTGTGCATCGGCAAGCCTATATGCACCAAGTGTTGTTAGCACCGCGAAAACAAATATTGCTATTCCCTGTCCAATTAGACGTGAATTTGATCGCATAAGCTAAAGCTCCTATGAGAGTGGTGCCGGTTGCGAACTTTCATCGCAACTACCATTCCTTACCCCGAATCGATGACCGGTCAGTCCGATAGCCCCGGCATAGGTAAATCAGTTAAGAGTGATACCGCCATGCCAGGTGACCTGACATGACGTTACTGGCGAGCCGACGCAATTGGTAATCGTGGCCGTAGGATTGCTGATCGTAGGTGATTGCGCATGCGCGCCGCTAGCAACAAGCAGCCCGACAACTAGGGAAAAGCTTGCAATAATACCAAATATCAAGGCGTAGACATAACTAATTGGATGATAGGGGCGCATTGAACTAAAGCTCCTAGTTGAGGGTGATGCCAGTCTGTACCCAGCCGTTGCCATTGGCGCCGTTCTTGAACCACGCCGCATTTACGAAGAACGATTTCCCGACTTGGGTGGCTTGGTTGTAGAGCGGCGTGTTTGGGTCGAAGATGCTGTAATAGAACGGCCCATCCGTCGCCGCATTGTAGACTCCGCACACGCCCAAGAACTGACCCACATTGGTCCAATGGATGAGATCTGTAGAATTAAACAGATAATTGTTCTCAGTCGTATAGAAGTGCTTGTCATAGATGGAAAACGCCACGGCAGTGTGAGAGGCGCCAATTTCGTTCGTTGGATCGCTGATATGCGCCCAAGTGGCGGTTCCGTTTATCGACAGCGAATCAAATGTCCCATCAGTCGAATAGGTCATCCACGGCGCAGCTGTTCCATTCACCGCAGCAGCCAGTACGGAGCTAATGGAGGCTCTAGCGAGGTAGGTGCCGGTGTACATGACGTAGAGGTAGCCGTCTTGACCGACTATCGGGTTGGTGCCTCCGATGTTGAAGCCATTGGCCTGCATGGTTGATTCGTCGGTAAATTTGACAATATTGCCCAGCACGATCCATGGGTTGCCAGCACTTCCGACTGGATTGGCCACAGAGTTAGAGGCGGCAGTTGCCAGACTGAGCCGCATGACATTAAAATCGTTGGTGCCACCGTCTGCTTCCTCCGTGTGTAGAACTGCAATCAGCCGCTTGCTGGCCGGATCCTCGAACACGCCCATGACCCAAAATAGGCCAGGCACAGCCTTCGGGTTTGAAAACCAAGTTGTGCTGCCATTGAAGGCCAGCACGTTGTAGCCTGGCGGAGTGCCGGTTGGCGCATTGTATGGGCCCTGGAACAGCCAATATTTGCTGCCGCTCTGCGTCTGGATCCAGAATGGAGGTGCTCCCGCAACATCGCTCTCGAGAGGAGCCAAAGGGCTATCCGTGTAGAATGTCGCAGTGTCGGGGATCTGCTGTGTGCAGGAGCTAACCGTGAATGTGCCGGATGGCGGTGGAGGAGGAGGTGGCGGGGGCGGCGGAGGTGTAGAACCTGTGAAATTCACCGTTGCACCAGCTGTGATGCTATAGGGAACGCTTACGCCTCCAGTCGGGTTGGAAACAGTTGGGCTTTGCGCAAGCGCCAACAACGGAAAACCAATAACAAATACAACCGCCAACCATGCAACCCACAATGGCATTCTCTGCGGCCGGAGTACAATCATCGCATAGCACAAAACACAAATCCACATAACCGCCACAAAAATCCACATGCCGAGAATGCTCATAAACCTACCTCATTTCTGCCAACTGATGATATGCTTGATCTCAACCGGGCCATCGCCATCGGCACCAGTTTGCGGTTGCGCAGCTCGGCCGATTCCGCGATCAAGCAACTCCTTGGCAGCTGCGATCTTGGTGACGGTAGGTTCAGTTTTTGCCTCAATAACCGAGACCAGAAACGCGATGGCTTTCGGGCAATGCTGGAACGCTAGCGCCTTGATGTCAGCTGTGGATTTATTCAGGCTACCAAGCTGGCGACCGCCTACGCGAGGGTGCCCTTTTTGGAACCCTGGCACTAATGCTCACCAAATTTGTATGGGATGTAAACAGAGAAACTGCTACCTTGCATTTCCCAAGTTTTTGATACGCAGTCAAGCCTCATTTGAAAAAAAACTGTGCAAGAGTTTGTAAACCCTTTTTGGCTGCCAAAAATTCTTCGTGTCTAACTATTCTTCTGCCATCATTTTTACAAAGAAACTCCACAACAAATGTCACAAATGGGCCTTGGCTACGCAAGGCCTTGTATGCCGCACTAAATTCCTTAACCGCTGCTATATGATCCTTGGCCATTCGTATGCCAGCATAGCTATCTGGGTCAGGCTCATTGCCCCTACCAAGCTCTGTGGCGGCCGATCTTGGATTTAACCTGTGCCCATCGATAGCAATCAGATACTGCCGCCGTAGCCCATCCCAGCGCCTCCCAGCAGCATATTCAGCATAAGTGAACCTGCCTTCGAGGTGCATACGACCGAATGGTGTTGCCCACATGGGATGGCTGGCCCCGGCAATCGATGCATCAACCAGCCGCCTGACCGCAGTCGGGGAATAATCGCTTTCGTCTGGCTTGATATCGCCGGACGGATAACGCGGCCCATGCTTGCGATTGCGGCCCTTCACGGCGCATCCTTGGTCCATTTGCCATCGCCTCCTATTCGCCAGTTCGATTTAGTCCCAACCGGACCATTGCTGGACCGCGGGGAAAATTTCTCTGCTTCTCTTCGAAGGAAGCCTTTCAAGGTAGCGTGCCAATCGACCTTGAGAATTCGATTAGCTTTAGCCCACAACTTCATCGCCTCCAGCTGACCTTCAAATTGGCCGTTCAGGAGGCCGAGCTTTTTGCCATAACCAAGATCGCTCTCGTTTGGCTGCCAGCCCTCCGGCAGTTCGCGCTTGCGTGGTATAATATTATTTATATTTTTCTTTAGGGGGGTATGGGGGGACCTTTCTTTTTCTGCGGATTGTCCGCGGACATTCCTTTTCCTGTCTCTGTCTTTTTCACGTCTGTTGTTGTTATGTGTTTGAATATCGGCTATTATCTCCAATACTGTAGACATAGCTTCTGGCTGCAGCTTCAGCACAGAAAGACGCCTGAAAATGTCCGCGGAAATGAGCATGGAAAATCCTGGAATTTCCGCGGACAAATATCATTTGCCCAGAATTTCTCGTTCTCTGCGCGTTAGTTCTTCATCAGGAATAAGCTTGGCTCTGAGCGCCCGAGCACGCGTACCTTTCAAGCACAATTTGGAAAACACCCTTGAACTGCCGCCAGTTTCGCTACCAACAATGTATTTTTGTTTTTGCCTAAGCGGTTTTAGCGTGATTGGAGTTTCAAGGTCTTCTTGAGTCAAATTTTCATCGTCATTTGCATTCGTTCTTTTTCCGCAATTATGCTGATAAACAACGACATGAGAAGGAGTGCCACCTTTTTTCTTTTTATCTACTATATCTGTTCTAGATTTAATTGTTTGGGCTCCATAAACAGGATGCGGGAACACATGCGGATTATCCATTATCGCGTTGGAAACCAAACATTCCCTACTACTTCCCGGCTTACCAGCCTTAAACGGGGGCTCTATGACTACCGTTTTCGTCGCAGGATCAGCCGACAGCAATTCATATGAAGTTGCGATGTCGTTAAAGTAAAATCTACGTGGTCTTAGTTTACCCATTCTTTCATCCTTTCTTCTATTATCTTCCAGGCCATTATTGCCTTTCTCACTAGTTCGACATCATTTGATGTTAAGTTGACATTTTGCCATCCTTTAAAATGTTTTTCCCAGTATTCGGGAAGATCGATTGAATATCCAGCCATCAAAGAAAGATTGTAACGCCACCTTTCTTCTAGTTCTGATGTTCGCGACGGAGCATCACATTCCTCAAGATCATGAGTGTCTCCTTCCTGTTCTGCTTCTGGGTCATTTTCTGGGTCATTTGGGTCATCTGACCCATTTGCTTCATTAATGTCGCGCCCTACTGTTCTGTGACCCACTCCAACAAGCGCAGCAATTTGCCGCTGTGAAAGACCCTCTCCATGAAGTTTCATGACTAGCTGTTTTCTGGCGGCTCCAACCATTCGATGGGTCGTGTGGCCCTTTTCGATGCCCCAGCTTTGGAGTTCGTCGGTAAGCAAGTGAAGGCCAGCAGTGAGAATGGTAAATTTTTCGTCGCTCATTTCACCTCTGCTGTCTGATCGCATCCTTCAAATAGCCCGTCGCGATTACCATACTCGAGCATAAACGCCTCAAACATGTATGCATATTTAGACTTGATAACCTTCGACGTTTTGCCGGAATTGGAAACGCAAATGATGCGAGCGCCCCACCCATCATGCTCTTTAACGGCCCGCATCTTTCCCATGCGGCAAAGCGCAAGGTATTTCTCTGCTTCGATGTAATCGCTGTTGCGGCCGCGCAAATTATCCCTCCGTTACATCCCATCCGGCAGACGAGCTGCATCCTGAAATTTCAGTTCGAGCGGATATCAGCCTGGGCCTGTCATGCTCGCATGGCTTGCCAATGCTGCGTTTGGCGCCAGCTACTTCAAGTGCCTCTGCAAATTTTTCGCATGCCTCCTTTTGTCTCTCCCAGAAGTTGTGGTCTTCATTTCGTCTGTCATTTGCATTGGATGCAACATTGAAACGCATGTCCGTCTTGCTCCTATGTGAACCAATCGGCTCTGACCAACCAGCAATCCCACTCGGTGAATGCACGAAATGCATCACTCTGGCTGTATGCAACTACATACGGACTACCTCGACGGACAGCCCACATGCGAAAGTCTTCTTGCACGTCCGACAACGTTTTCCCGGGTAGTTTGAATTCAAGGAAATAATCGTTTGTTATACCCAATCCTGGAGCCATCAGGACCAGATCAGGCATACCTGGCAGCACGCCCATGGCCTTGAGTTTTGCAGCCACATGTGGCGATCTAAGTTCACCATTGGGGCAATGGAAGAAACGCCACTCTGGCTTGATCCAGCGGCGCAGCTCAGCAACTACCGGAATGTGGATTGAATTGATTTCGCTACTGCGCGGCATGGAATCATCCTGGAGAAAAATGGCGGTGCTGAGGTGGGCAGCACCGCCAAGTCCCAGAGGCCAGGGAGAAAAAAACTAACCTCTGGAAACTATAAAAATGAAAGTGCCAATACCAATTAGCGTAGTCAGGAGAGCACCAAATTGGGCAAATGCGATGACATCATCCATCTGCGCTCCTCCGGTCCAGAGCCTCAATCACAAGCTCCCGAATAACGGCTGAGCGTGTTGGAAGCTCGGGATGCACGCGCCTGATCCCATCAATCCGGCGAGCCATGCTCGCGGGCAAGCGAACCCCAACAACCGTGACATTGGGATCCGCTTTATTCCTTCGGCGAAGACGGGCTCCCCCCGCGGGATCTTTGACAATCTGGTCCATTCGCCCAGGCTACATAAATCATGTTTGCGTGTCAATATGGGTTTGTGTATAATGATTGACCTGGAGCCTGGAAAATATTTGACCTGCAACCGTGGGATCAATGAACTTTCGCCTCCGTCAGGCCCGTCAAGCTGCAGGTTTTAGATCAGCCCGTGCAGCTGCAACAAGGTTTGGCTGGACGCCATCAACCTATGCATCCCACGAAAATGGCCAGAATAATTATCGGGTGGAGACCGCTGAGAAATATGCGCTGGCGTTCGGCACCCGGGCGGTTTGGCTCCTGCATGGCGAAGGGATCTCGAATAACGACGAACCTATGGCGATGCTCAGGCCAATCATTAGAGCCGTCGTCGCGGCAATATTGGATCTTTACCGGATTCCCGTGCGCTCCCCTGGGGCTCGCCGGATTCTGACGGAAGCGATTTTAGAATTTCTCGCAGCTCGGAAAGCTCTTGTGTCGAGCGGCCGGACTGCAGAACTTGAGCTTGAACTTTTGCGATCTTTGCTCCGAGTAGCTGGCGAAATTCACGACTGAAACATTCCCCTTTCCATTGCCCCTTGCAGCATGACCTATGCATTGAAGTCCTTTCAAAAAAGGCTTCCCGCAGAGCAAATATGGTGCGGCGCACTCCTATAAAATGACACGCGTGTGTCATCAAATGAAACGTATGTCAGGTTTGGGTAATGTAATTTTTTTTACGTAGAGTACATATTTCATGTTGACATCTGCACAAGAACGTGTACATTGATCCTTGCAAGCGGACACACGGCATCGCTCAAAGGCCCCGGCTCAGATCCGGGAGCTGGACAGGAAAAAGCAACTTAGCTTGGGGCTGACAGAAAAGCATCGATGCGAAGCTTTGAAGGGCCACAACGATAAAAAGTTCTGGAGCTAGCACTGCAAGCAATCCTCCTGAGTAATCAGCCCCAAGCTAAGTTGCAGAATGCATTGTGAGTGCAGGAATGGAGAGACGAAAATGCTTACTCTAGGATACCACAACGGTAATCAGGTTTTGATTTGGAGGCACGCCGACGAAGAGCTGATGTTCGAAAATGGTCACTGGTATATTGGCCGCTGGGATTATCAGACACAAGGCCGCGCCTGCCGCTATTGGGAACTGGTTAACTGACGCTAGCCTCTGCCGCCTCCGGGCGGCAGACACGAGCGCCAAGCTCGAAAATGGGAGGCAGTATGTATGACTACGATGTGTGGACTGTGGACGGCCGGAACTATTTTGTGCTGCTTTATGAGCACAACTATCTCAATAGTTCATATGGGCCGCTCACTCATGACAAAGCAGACCGCTTTGGCTGGACATGGCTCAAGGCAATCAAGCACGGGAGCAAGCGAGCATTGAGGCTCCTGAAGAAATGAAGCTGGCACTTTTTTGGTTGGTGGCACTCGCTTTTTGCTTTGCCACTTGGGTATGTGTGGCTTGGATGGCTTGGGTCATTCTGTCCCTCACATAGCAACTATAGGAGTATGCACTTTGAGACTGACCAAACAAGACATGATCAACCGTCTTCCGACGTGGGGCCCTTGGCGAAAATATCTCAGGACATGGGTAAACGCGTCCGGCAATGATAACGGGTGGAATGGCCATGTTATGCACGTGTGGCCTCGATTCTGGAAGCGATGCTACAGTAGAGACTGACTTCGGCCTGCCGCTGAGGCATTGCTTGGATGTGAAGGGGAAAGCCCGAGGCACAAACCAAGAAAGAAGGCGGCAGAGCGAAGCGCCATCCACAAGAGTACTGACTGACGATAGGAAACGACAATAGGTTTCACCGGCTTGGTGGACATGGCGCTTCACTAAACTGGGTGTGGACGAGGGAAGGCAATACGATGTCAGGACCCGGCTCAGTAGATTGGAGAGACATGACTGATCTTGAAATCGACCTGTCCCACAAGCTTACGGTATTGCTGCGAGCTGTGCGACTAGTAATTAAAACGCTCGAGGGAGATACCGGAACTAGAAGTTGCCTTATCAGGTCAGTTCTGACGGAAGCAGCGGAAAGAACAGACGTCTCCCGCGGGGAATGCAAATGAATGATCTTCGCCCCCCTTGGTATCGATCGCCTTACAAGCGCATCCGGCGCCGGATTATGATAGGCGCTTGGTACTATAGCGGAGCGCCGTTCAGCTGGCTGTTGGCCATGGCAATGATTGGCGACCCGACTCTGAGATATCAGCTAATCGTTAAAATCAGCAGCCTGCTGCATTATCGCGCACGCGGATTTATCGAACCCCTGCTCCCTTGGAGGCGCAGTTGATTGCGCAGCCGGTAGAGCGGGGATGGCGGGCCAGGCTAGAGGGTTCCTCTCCTTACCTCCGTCTGGCCCGCCGCAATAGGCGTATAGGAGTAATAAAATGGTTATTCGTTCTTTGCTTGTTGCTATGTTGGTCCTTATTTTCTTTGAAGGATTGGCCATTTTCGTCTTCACAATAACTCTTCCGGGCTGCAAATGAACAATCAACCGCTATCGATGGAAGCCATTTTTTACAAGGACCTCAAGCATAAATTACAGCTGGAGTATCAGCTCAATGATGATGACCCGGTGCTGCTTGATACTCTGGAAGGCGCTACCAATCTGCGCGAGCATTTGGCTGGGCTGGTGAGGCAGATCCAAGACGATGAGTGCAGCATCGATGGCCTGCAAAAGCGCATCAATCAAATGCAGGCACGCAAAAGCAGATTGATAGCACGGGCGGAAAAATTCCGGTCATGGGTCGCGGAAACAATGATGGAAGTTGGTGTGAAAAAACTATTTGAGCCGGATCTGACGGTTTCATTAAGGACTGGGCAACAGCCATTGGTCTTCACAGTGTCACCAGACTTTATGACGCCATTCACGGAAAAGACAACCTCTTATTCATGGGACAGAAAAGCCCTACGAGGTGCTCTCGAACGAGGCGACCCGAAAGCGCTGGAGGTTGCCAAATTTGGCAATTCTCAGCCAATTATAACAATCAACACAAGGTGATGAAAATGTTAGTGTTCTATGTTCTTGTAATTGGGCCTGCTGTCTTGATCATGTCAGGACTGGCCCTCGGAATGAGCAAAAAAATAGTGATAAGAGCTGTGCTATTTGTAATGCTTGTCGATGCCTTGGCACTATTCGGTATGCTCATGCCAGCGCATGCCCAGAACTCAACGGAGACATTCTGGAATAGCTACTATGCCGCACGCGGCGGGTATGGCGGCGGAACGGATTGGAATGGAATTATTGCCAATCAGCGCAACACGGAAGCAATCATCAACGAAATGAGGCGTCAGCATGGACTACCACCGTGTTCCATCGGGCTCCTTGGCCAATGGATGGGAAGACCGGCATGCTGAACAAACCGCTTTTCGCTGGAGGAAGAAAATGAAACACGTGATGATGGTTACAGACGAATTATGGGAATGGGGTCAAAAGCGTTTTGGTGTTGAGAATCCATCTGATAACTTCCGGCTAATTCTGGCCAAAGAGCAAGGCAGGGACGCTCACAGAATAGAGCCCCTTTCTCGAGAAACAACTAAACCATTTGATCTCAACAGCTATTCAGATCCGTTCCCGGCAGAATTCGCAGGTTATGACTGGGGAACCGGTGCACCTATTCACCGGGGAGATCTGATATGTATGAAAAACAAGAAACCGTACCTATTCAAATGGGTACGTGAAAACACTTGAAAGGATTATCATGAGAATATCTGCTGCATTCCCCTCGGAATTCCTCAGGGCCGCTGACCTCAATGGGAAAGCTGTTACCGTGACTATGGTTAGCGTTTCTCTGCGGGAGATCAACGGCGAACCAAAACCAGTCCTATTTTTCGAGGGCAAGGACAAAGGCATCGTTCTTAACAAGACCAATGCTAACAAGATCGCCGAGATGTTTGGTGATGACACGGAAGAATGGATCGGAGGGCAGATCGTCCTTTATGAGGCAATGGTCTCATTCCAGGGCGCCACAGTGCCAGCGATCCGCGTGCGGATTGCACCAAATAAAGTTAAGAAGGGCAAGGTGACAACTGATGATACGCGAACCTCAGCAGAAATTATTGATGATGACATACCATTCTGAAGTCCGCAGTGTCATGGTCATAGTGGTGGCCCTGGCCATCTATGACCTTGGCAAGCTCTTCCTTGTCGCATTGGCGGATGCTACATGGCAAACCATATTGATGATACCATGAAACATCGGCCAAGCCGAGATTATGACCCTGAATTGAAAATCGAAAGCGTGACCCGTTATGTGGTCAGCGCTAGCGATGCTAAAGGGGGCGCGCATATGGTTCCCATATCGGTAGCGCGGATTAAATTTCTCGAAAAGGACGACAATGACAAAAGTCCTGCGACCTGAAGATGTTGCAGAGCGCTGGCAGTGCTCCGAGCGTTTTGTTCGTCGTTTAATTCAGAAGGGGGAATTGCCAGCCTTCCGGTTTGGGGGCAAACTGCTTCGAGTTCCTATTGAAGGCGTAGAGGCGTACGAGGCATGTGTCCTAAGTTCCGTAAAGTCTTGTATCGAGGATGGTACTATGCCGCATATCGAATTCGAGGCCGGGTCTGCCGTGTCTCACTTCGCACCAAAGATCGTGATGTTGCCGAGCGAGCACTCAGAACCTTTGCCGAGCAATACGAAATCGCCAACAGGCCAAAAACCATAACGGTGGAATATGTTTGGAATGGATACCGCGAGACGCTTAAGGGAAAACCTTCATTTCAGACTATGGGCTTTGAAGGGCGCTCTGTCTTGCCTTTCTTTGGCACTATGGCCGCGGCCAGTATCAGGGATGACACTTGCGTGGCTTATGTATCTGAACGCAGAGCCGGAGGCCGTAAGGACGGAACGATTGCGACGGAGCTCGGGCGACTCAGGAGTGCACTGAAGTGGGCAGAGAAAAAGAACCTGATAGCCAAGGCCCCCTACATATCCCGCCCGGCTATGTCGCCACCTCGGGATTTGCGTTTGACACGGGAACAAGCGAGCCGGTTCCTTTCATCGTGCTCCACCCCGCACATACGACTATGCGTTATTGCAGCCATGACAACAGGAGCACGTATTGGTGCATTGCTAGGGCTGAAGTGGAACCAAGTGGATCTAGAGAGGCGGATAATCGATCTGACCGCTCAGAATGGACTTTCTACAAGCAAAAGGCGGGCATCAGTTCCTATTAACCGTACCCTCATGGCGGCCCTCCAAGAGGCCAAAAGAGGCGCACTGAGTGATTTCGTGGTGGAGTGGGATGGTAAACCGGTCAAAAGCATCAAGAAGGGACTGGCGGCCGCTGGAAAGCGTTGTGATCTGCCCTGGGTCACCGCTCACGTATTCAGACACAGCGCTGCATCCTGGATGGCCGAAGCGGGAGTTAGTATGGATAGAATTGCAGCCTTCCTCGGCCACAGCGATAGTCGCATTACCTCCAGGATCTATGTTAAGTTTTCGCCTGATTTTCTGAGGGACGCGGCCGAGGCGCTGGAGATTAAAACGGTGCACGAGATTAAGGTGGCAAAATGACAGAATTCAGAGTGAAATTTGAGGTGAAAGGCCGTATAGAAATGGACGTTGAGGCTGAAACCGAAGAAGAGGCAATCCGAATTGCCGAGAAAAACTGGACAACTGATGATTTGCCTGATCTGCAGCAGAGTTCAGAAGCACAAGCCAAATTAATCAAATATAGGAAACAGTGATGATCTTGATAGGGCACAAGTGCGCGCAATTAAACGGCTTAAGGCTGCTATTGAGAAATGCGAATCAAAAAGAAAAGGTGGGATCTAAATGACTTGGAACTACAGAATAATGCGGCATTATGGAGAGGAAACGTTCTACGCCATACATGAAGTTTATTACGACGATAATGGCACCGTGGAATGGTGGACGGAGAAAGCTGAGGTTATTTCTGATACCGTAGAGGGGATACTGGAAGTCCTTTCTATGATGCATGATGCCAGCCTTAAGGACATACTTGACTACGAAACAGCAGCACCATTTAATGAAAAAGAAAAAGCACATCAAAGAACTTGAGAAATTTACAGAATATCTCGATTTTCGCATTATCGAGCTTGAGCGAGCCATGTTTGCGGAGTGCTCCCGTGTTCAAGTGAACACGACCACAGAACACCAGATGCACAAAACGGCACCAAATGCACAACGAAATGAACCAGAAGACACCAAAAGTCGTTAGATTCCAATAAACCAGCTCCCTTGGTAAGGGAGAGGTCCCCAGTTCGAAACTGGGCCGCAGCACTGCACTTAGCAAAAGAGGAGGGTGTTCAATTGAACACAAAAGAAATAGAAATTGCCGTCATCGAAGGAGTTCTTTCTGCGCATCTAAGTCCTATAGAAAAGCGCATCGCCGCGCTTGAGGAAAGCGACCGACATCGCCTTGCCATTATTGAAACTTTCATCTCTAAACTTGAACAGCGCATCACCGCGCTTGAGACAAGTATTGATAGATTCACAAATCCTGCCTCTCCTTTATCTGTTCTGCGGCTTGAGGCAAAACTTGAATCTTGGATTGACAACTTTGAACAGCGCATTGCCGCGCTTGAAGAAACCCTTGAGAAGCTTGAGAGTTACCTTGAAAAGGACGGCCTTTTAGGGGAGCATAATGAGCGCATCTCCGCGCTTGATGGAACTGTCTCTAATCTCATTATCACCGCAGAAAACCAATATCGTCGCATCGCCGCGCTAGAAAAAGCTCTCAGCAAAGAGGCCTGTGAGCCAGGAACACAACTCCTTGCTGATTTTGGAAAGCGCATCACCGCGCTCGAGGACACACTCAAATGACCACGGCGCTTGAACAAATTCAACAAGAGATTGTGCAGCTCGAGGCACGTCTGAAGCTGCTGCGCACGGCTGAAACGGCCTTGCTGGAGCTTAACATGGTGCCACCAGTGTCCATGACTTACAAGGAAAGTGACAGGCTTAGCTTACCGGAAAAATGGAGGCCGGCAGCTGAGTATATTCATGAAACGCCCGCCAAAGGCCTTGCGGCGGCTATACGCAGCCTTCTTGCCGAAGCTGGACCAAAGACCAAGGCCGACATTGACAAGGCCCTCAGCGAGGATTTTTCAATGAGACTTGGGAAAGGCTCCGTCTCAGGAGCCCTGCAGGCCATGAAGGTAAGAGGGATTGTGACTAGGACAAAGGCAGGAAAGTGGACGGTGAAATAAAACGTGATTACTTGACAATTCTATGAATTACTCTAGATTAGAGAATATCGGCTGCCATTACTCTGCCAGTTAATGGCAGCCGATACTTTTCTACCACATAGAGGAGACAAACACTATGGGTAAAACTAAAGCTTTGGCCATTACAGAATCCGCAAGGCAAGCGGCAACTCAACTTGCCCTTTGGGACAAGGTGGAGGCTAGCGCAAAGAAAGCGCTCGAGCAAGCCCAGGAAAGGCCTGCAAACGGAAATCTTGCGGAGTTCCACTTCCGCACCGGACCGGATGGAACACAGGCCAAGGGCGTCGTTGTAATCGGTTCCAATTACTTCAAGTTCGAGGGCTGACCGATGACAATGAATGAGTTTGAGCTTGCGCTTGATGCGCTGATTGACAAAGCAATGACGGAAGGCTTAGCCAATGAGCGAGACGATTTAGCTTCTGCTTTAGAAGAAATCGCCAAGCAAATCTGCGAAGGCGCTTACGACGAAATCAAGAGCTAACGACAGGCTGAGGTTGGAGCGGCCGGAAACAGGCTGAAAAGCCCCAGGTCCTTAAGTCCTCTCCGAGCCCGGCTCCGAGGCGTGAATATCGGGCACCTAATGAGGTTGGAACAATGAGTCACAGAACAGCCTAAAACAAATAGGCCACCTGTGTGAGCATGTTCCGTAGCCCGGCTCCGAGGCGAGATATCGGGCAAGTGAAGCTGCCAGAAAATGGAGCTGGGTCCCGCAAGGAGCAATGAATGCGCGGATAGAGCGCCCGCGCCGCTTCACTTCCTTAATTCGAGCATCTTTTCCAGCCGCTCAATCTTTGCTTCCATCAGCGTGCGCTGATTGTTGACAACCGTCATTGTGTGCTCGGTCATGGCGGAATTATGCTGCAGTTCCCTGGCCAGCTCAGCCGATTTGCCCGCAGTAGCTTTCTGGCTCTCGGCAAGTGTCTGAGCAACCCTTGACGTCCCCCTGTGCTCGAGCCATGAGGCAACCACAACTGCTCCGATATTAGATGCGGCAAGGATCAAAACAGCTGGGTCCATTTGCGTCACCTTGGAGGTCGATCGTTCCGGTTGTGCTTGAAATCAACCCAATGGTTTGTTTCTGTCTGGCGATGGAATGCGCTGTCAACCCAGTGCTCCGCGGGCATCACGGCAAAAGTGAGAAATTGGGCCGCAATCGACCCGTCAAAGCTTTCGCGGCCCTCGATGGCAACCTCGCCATCTGACCAGTGCGCGAAAGATGTTTCCTTCTCTTCCATGCTTGCGCGCTCGAACATATGGACGATATCGCGCAGCTTGAGATAGATCTCAGTTTGCTGATCTTCTGTGATCATTCGCCTATCCTAGCATTAACCTGCAGACCAACAGCGGCAAGGCAATGACAAGCACAAGAAGCACCGTCCATATTGTCCAAACGACCATTCGCATTATATGGAACCGTCCGAATGAGCTGATGGCTCTTGAATGGTGAATTGGACAATCTCATTTGGCGGAACTCGCGTGCTGAAATATAGCATTCCGACAATCACAAGGATTGCCCATGCGCCAAATATGATGAAGTCCCATCTGTCGAGAGGCCAGTTTTTCATTTCGGAGGCATGATTTCTTCAACGACTTTCGCCTGAAGAGGCGTGATGTTTCTGGCGTTGCCAAAATTCATAGCAGCAAAGTCGATGACACTGCGAAACCCAGCCCAGGCGGTATTTGGCTTAGCTTGCGGGAGAGCTGCAGCAGCTGCGGCCGCTCCAGTGATAAGATAAGGAATGTAGGGAGCAACAGCTCCGAAAATTCCCATGATTGTTGTTACCGTGGCACCCATTTTATGGTTCCTTTCATGATACCATACGAGAATAGAGATAGGTTAGAACACGCTTTCGCGCATCGGGAGCGAGCCCTTGCAGACAAGCAACAAGGCTCTCAAGCAAATGAAGCTCCGGGTCTTGCGCTATAGGGATAGGAGCGGAAGGCACAGACGCGGGGATTGGCACTACGGGAGGCTCCGCCACCGGAATTACCCGCGTGGCAGGAATTGTCACCACCACTGGACGGTCGATAATGAGTGGCCAAAGCTCACGAGCATAGGCAGTTGCATCGGCTATTTCCGGGTCAGGCTCCTTGGGGTTCTCATATTCCCTGACAATGGTAGGAATAATCTGCCCGTAGCTCAGTCCAGTGTCTCTAACTGCTGCCCATGTCTTCGGGTAGCCATTCGCAATTTCATGCAGTGCAAAGCTCAATTGCGACGTCAAGCTATCGTATGCAAGCTGATGTTTGTCGCAAAAGTCCTTGAGAGCCTGCTGGCGAGGCCCGTTCCAGGATGCAATTCCATAGGCCCCGGATGGATTGAGCGCTCCAGGATGTTCACTCGCCTGAGTTCCTTGTCCGCCAGGTCTCAGGTTACTCTCACGATGGAAGACAGAGACTAACGCAACAGCGCCTACTTTAGGCAGCGGATCGGGCAAGCCAAGATAGTACTGGACTGCTTTCACGCCTACAGAGGTATCAACCACTGCTGCCACCATAATGGACTTTCCCTTTGCCCATTACCTTGCGTATCGGCGCACCAAGAAATGTTTCGCCTGGGGCTTTTGGCTTAGGTTCTGGCCTTGTTTTTGAAGCAGATGGGACTTCTCGCTTGGCGTTCACTGAGCCCTTGCCAGCAAACCATTTATCGATCAGCGCACCCTGTTTCTTAGTGTCTGGCTCGACGTATTTGTCTTCGCGTCTCATTTGCCCATCACCTTGCGCTTTGAAGCCCCCAGGAATTTCTCTCCATCATCCTTTTTGTATCCACCGTCTTTCTTGCCGCTGTCGCCGGATCGCAGCTCTTTCCTGGCTTCCGCCTTGATGTGGGCACGCTCACTTGGCGGAGCCTTGCCGCTGAGCATAATAGCAGCTCGAGCATGCTTCTTGTCTTCGACCGGAAATGTCCGGCCTTTTCCTGCAAATTTCGAAGTGGGGATTTTATCCCTTTCCCCCTGTGTCAATTTTGCCACTTACTTACCCTTTCCTTTCGACTTACCACCGCGCTTCACGCTATATGCGATTGCCACAGCCTGCTTTTGCGGCTTACCGGCCGCAATCTCAGTCCTGACATTCTCAGAGAATGCCTTCTTTGATTTTCCCTTATTGAGAGGCATCACTTTTCCCTTTCAAAGAGTTTGCACCATGATCCTGGCAGGATCCTGCCTTCGACCAGCTTACATTTTCTTTCCGCATCGATGAAATGCACACACTCGCCACAATGAGGTTCCTTGGAGGCGATCCACTCAAAATCAACTTCCATTTTAGAACGCTTATCGCTCATGAAAACAGGAACTCAGTAATACGGCAGAAGCCGTTGGCGCCATTGCCTCCAGCCGTATCGCCGCTGTTATTAACTGATATCCCGCCCCCGCCACCTGCTCCCGAATTGGCATTAGGCGGAGCGCTCCCATTTACGCCACCTTGCCCAAGAGCCGTCTGACCGCCGCGACCTAGAGGAATTATAATACCGCTAACATTACTATAAACACCAGTGTCTCCAGGACTGCCTACTTCGGTTTCATCGCCAGTCCCAAGGATGCCACCAAGGCCGCCAGCGCCATTGGCGTTGGCAAGTGCTCCTAGCCCTTGACTACCACCCTTAGCCACACACAGGATGGTGCCGACTGTTGTGTCTCCCCCAGGAGCGCCGTTATTGGTTCCAGCAGCTCCGCCTAACCCTCCAGGACCAATAATGACAGTCTGACCAGCTCCTATCTGTAACGCAGTCAATACTCTTCTTGAATACCCTCCAGAGCCGCCGAACCCGCCAGTGCTCTGACCAATGCCACTATTGGCAGCTCCACCACCACCTCCGCCCCCGCCCCAACATTCCACGATGCACACTTTCATGCCTGGAGTCGGCGTGTAGGTAGCAGCCGTTGTAAATGATTGCTGAATACCGCCAATGGACTGGGTGGCAGATAGCGACGCCCAGACAGGAGCCTGATTGGCACCGGGCGTTTGGAGAACTTGCCCGGCTGCCCCGGGAGCCAATGCAACCCAGCCGGTTGGATTGGTACTGGCCTTATAAATTATCGATCCAACTGAGGCGATGATATTGCTTAATGTATCTATACCGGGATTGCTGCTCCCTGGAGCGCCCTGAGCAATCAGGTTCCACGTCAGCGGTGAGATATCAGGCTGCTGTCCGGTATTGGCAGCTATCGCTACATAACTCGATCCGTTAAAAAGCACTCCATCGTTTACAATATAGGCTGTCGTTGCGCCCCAAGGACCGCGAAACCTTAGAGGCAGTAATCCCTGGAGCGGCCCAGGCCCTCCGGGAGGGAAGGGAGGAAATGTGATAACTGCTGCCATTATAGTTTTATGATACCATAGAGGGCAATGTTCACGGGTCTAGTTTCTGTACCGGCTCTGTAACCAGCAGTTGTCAATCCGGATGCGATGTTGCCAGCAGTGCCAGCTCCGCCGCCAGTTTGGCCAGGGCCACCCGGTGAGAACACCGTATGAGTGTGATCCTGGAACGTATCACCCTGCAGCGTACCGATTACTCGAGCCGGGTCCAGCCCGATCCCGCCATCAAGATACCGCGGGAACCGTCCGCCAAGAGTTGGGAGATTGAAATGAGCTCCATCGACAGAACCGTAGAGCGTTCCTATGGAATTAAACAGGTTCGTATATGTTGACCTTGCTAGGCTTTGGCCATTGCACAAAATCCAACCCGGAGGAGCGATGGAATTAGCCATCATTCGAACTGTGCCAGGTGGAGTCCTGTCCCATGGCTCCATCGACCAGCCGCCTATGCCGGTGTTCAAGGTTGCATCATAAGTCATACTGGCCCAGAAACCAGCATTCGGGATATCGCCTGGGGAAAGCGTGGCAGTAGAGGCAAATGCCCAGCTTGGCCTGTAAACAACTTTTGGCGCTAGCGCGTCGGGTGTGAATGTAACGAGGCTTGTCGTATTCGGTCCGGCGGCTCTGAAGAAAACCCGCATTCCATGGCCATAAGCCGCCAGCGGAGGGGCGAAAGTCGCAACTATGGTATCTGTGCCGGTGACCGTCTGAGCTGTGGTTGGAAAGGCAAAAACAATCTGATTGAGCACATAGGATCTAGGAGTTGCGTCCTGGGCAGCCGTCGGATTGGCGATGTTCTTGACCCGGAACGTGCCAGCATCTAGATCAGCCAGCATCGCTCCGCGGCCGTTGCGATCTAGCGAATTCGTGATTTCCGTATCATAATCACCAGTGAGAATATTAAACTGAACCGGATCGATTATGTTACCAAACACCGCGGCCGTATTGGCCAGCTGAGTAAAAGTTCCATCACTTTGTCGAGGCATCCCATGATCCTATGGAAGATATTCCAGATAGTTGTTTTCTTCAGCACGCTTTTGTTGCTGCATAACAACGAAGCAGCAAACGGCAATAGTCATGCGCAAGCCTTGCTGGCCTTCCTTGGTGCAGGCTTTGCAACGGCCCTCGTTGTCGAGGTGGAATTCTGGGTGAAACAATTACTGTGGCGATGGAGGCGCCGGAAGATTGTTCCGGCTCGAGACACCAGCAAGAAGGGCTCCGAGCTGCCGCGGCTGAGGATTGACGATTGGTAATGGTGCCTTACCGCCCGCCAGAATTGTCTGGCGCAGCTGCTCTATGTTTCTGTTGGCTAGAAATTTTGAAGCTTGCTTGGCCCCTTCTCCTCCCAGGGCCATTGCAAGCGCTGGACCGACATGCCCCGCTCCAGCGGTTCCTATCTCTGCAAGGGCAGGAAAGAATCCACTTCCCGGGGAGAATTTACCCGCCCAGCGAAGAGCATTCTGTGCGGGGCTTCCCATGACCGAACTCTCAAGCAGCGATTTCTCTTGTGGGCTCCAGTTTCCATTTTCAAGCAATGGAAGTAATTTCTGTCTTGTTGCAGCATCAATATTGTAGACCTGATTCTTTCCGGCGCGATATTGAGCGCCTTGCAAAGCCTCAGTAAGCGATTGCAGCTTTTCATATCGCGTATTCAGATCACGCGCATTTTGGATGGCTGCAGCGGCTTCAGGGGCAGCGCCAGCTGCCATTGCACTGGGTGCAGCAGGCGGCGGTTTTGGCATAGGCGCTTCAGGATTAGGTGCGCTTCCCTCAATATACCCAGAAGGCGGCAAAGGCCTTTCCGGGGGCGGCCCTATCCCCGTGAACGCAGGATCGTTCTTAAACTTGTCAATTAGATCCGAAATACCTTTGGCTTGTGTCTGAGTTGGATTAGCGAATTCATCACGATTGTTTACAATTTCATGTTCTACAGCAAGGTCATAAAGGTCCCTTGTCTTGTCGCTATAATCGGCCAGCCGCTGCAAATATCTGTTCCACGTTGGGCTGCCAGGACCGGGCTGTATAGGCATGGTCCTGTCAGGATCAAATGGAGCGGCACTAGTCTTTGGCTGCGCAAACGGCTCAGGATTGGCAATAAACTGATCAATATTGTTCTTGATCATCTTGCCAAACTTAGCTTCACGCCCTTCGTGTGATGACATAAGTTCGTCATTGGCAACTTGGCGCTTTTGATCAAGAGCCGTTAGCGATACAGGAGCATTTAGATTGCCCTCGTTCTCCGGTATGTTCTGGAGGTTTTTTATGAACGATGCCGTCTTAGGCGTCAGCTCCGGGTTCATATCAGCCGCTTTGGCATCAGCCTGAATCTTTGCAATTAGTCCGCTATAAGCCTCTGGCGTATATGCCGCCCCAAGCTCCTTGGCTCTGGCATAGGCCGCATTCTTGAGCGCTCCGATGTTCTCAGCTGTCGGGATTGCCTCGCCCGCGGCCTGCTTGGCGCCGGTCAGAACCGAACCTGCTCCGGCGCCTCCAGCAATAGCGGCCGCCATCCTGGCAGGGCCTTCCATTGGAGAGCCAGTTGTTGCTTGCCCAGCAGCCTCGGAGGCTACGCCAGGCACCACTCCATACCGGAGTGCATTTGCTAGTGGATTGCCGCCAGTTAAAAGGGCTCCAGGAACGAATTCACCAGCTGTCCGGGCATACTGGCCTAAAGTTGTTTGAGGCTGCTCAGCGAGCCCCGGAATGGCCTTGGCGGCCGCTTGGTTTAAAGCAGCTCCGCCAATGACATTGGCTTCATCCGGCATTGGAGGCGCCGGTCCAAGAAGATAGTCAAAGCCCTTGTTGGCTGCTGAACGCAGAAAGCTGGCCGCGTCCGGTATGGCTCCAACTGTTTCTATTGCACCGCGGGAGAGGCCAATTGTCGCCTGATTGGCAGCGTCCAGAGCAGGATTTGGCGGAGCCTGTGGTGGCGCAATATTATTTGTATTTTGCGCCCCTGAACTCCTGGCGGAAAACGAAGCATATGGATCAGCCGGACTTGAAAAATCGGCATATGGGTCACTGGCCATTAATGCCTCACCCTTTCAATCCCATCCTCGCCTATGAATGAAGTCCCGGGCGGCAATTTCTGGGCATCAGCCGGACTCAATCTCTGGCCTCCAGCAGGAGCTTGTGGAGCAGCTTGACCGGCTGGCGATCCTGGACCGGGTGGAATTGGCAGAGGCCCCTGATGAGGCGCAGCGCCCTGACCCTTCCTAAGTCCCTCCGCAACTCCTGCAGCCGAATTCTTGAAATTATCAACCTCCCATTGCAGAGCTTTTACAATATCCTTGTATGCTTGCGGCGATTGAGCTGCATTTAGCATCGTATAAGCATGAGATTTTTGCGTATCGGTTGATGCGCCGGTAGCGGTAGTTGCTCGAGCATATTCATTTACTGCCGTCTCAGTTGCAGCATTTAAAACAGCAAGAGGCTCATTACTGTTCATTTTTTGTGCTGCCTGAACAAGCTGGTTATACGGCATAAAAGTACCGCGAGGCAGTTCGTCGGACCTCTGCATAGCCATCTCAAGCGCATTGTGTGCCGAGGCCCCATAAACCTCTGTTTTGGCGCCAATTGCTCCGGCAGTGCGAGCACCAGCTTTCTGGCCACCAAATGCGGCGATATTGTCCAGCACGCCTTGAGGGTCGATGCCCCGCTCTGTCGCAATCGCAGCAGCTCTGTTCCGAATGGCAACGAGATTAGTGGCTCCTTGTGTTCCGCGGCCCATGCCAACAAGGCCGGAATTGTCACCAAGGACAGATTGGTGAGCGAGAAAATCGATTGCCTCTGGGTCTAAGGTCGCGCCTTCAGGGGCCGCAAATAGTACCTGCCCCTTACTATTAACCAAGTTCCTGCCAACAACATGGTTTTTGAGATCTTCATTTTGCTGCAGATATTCCTGGAACCCTGGATGCGTCTGCGCATATTCATAATTTTTTACGGCTGGCGTTTCAGTAGCTTTATCGGGATTCGACGGATAAGCCTCAAGTTTTCCGGTAGCCGTATTCTGCTGGACGTTGTAGCCGCCTGGCCCTTTAACCACTTGGGTAGTTCCAGCTGCATCCTGCGTCATCTGGTGTTGCAGCATTTGCATCACTAATTGCCTCTGCGCCGCATATTGCTGACCGGCATAGAGAGGATTTGAAAGATAGGCCAGGGCGGCCTTGGTATCGATTCTAGGCCGTGGTTGGAGAGGTGGCAATTGCTGCTCTTCGGCCTTTTCACCTTCCCCGCCTGGAGCTGGAACCGGCGATGCAGCGCCAGCCTTTGGCCCAAACAGCGGCAAATCGGAATAGTTCTGGCCATAGATATTTTGCGCAAGCAGATTAGGAGAGGCCAAGCCGCTCCGCGGCCCGGTTTCTACAGGTGCCCCTTGAGGTGGCTGAGCGGGGGGCGGAATATTCTGTTGCTGAGCCGGAAGTGATTGTTGTTGTTGCGGCTGCATGAAGGGGGCATTATTAAGCCCCTGCCTAGCCGGTAGCGGCATGGCTCCAATGGCAGGATTGCCTTGTGTCGCAGTCTGCGGATAGATGCCGCCGGAATTTGCTACCGCTTGTGCGGATCCTTGGCCTGGAGTGATCAGGCCGGGAGCGCTGCCAGGCAATGGCTGGTTCTGAGCAAGCAGACTACCCCCTCGGCCTGGCACCGCTGCCATTACCTGGGCCGCACGATTGGCTCCAATCTCAGCGATCAGCACTCCCCTTTGCAGCTGCTCCATTTGAGCTGCATTGTTGGGATCAAGCTTTTCGTTGAGACCCAGCCCGGAACCAGCCGCAACGTTATTCTTCCAATTTTGGTCTTGAGCATAAATGGGATTCAGGCCTGCAATCGTATCATAACCCTGATTTATGCGGCTGGTTAGGCGCTGCACTCCTGCAGCGTACCCAGTCTCCAAATCAGGGAATTCCGAAAATCCCTTTTGATCAGGCAAGCCAACAACCCTTCCGCCTCCGCTCCAGCCGGAAATAGGCAATGAAACATCAAAGGGGTTGTTATGCTTGATGCCAGCTGGCGCACCGGTCAGTTGCAAAGCAGATGCTTCGATAGGGCGCGCAACTGGCACAGGAGGCGCAGTTTCAGTTGGGCCATTCATTGTCAACAATGGCCGCGGAGCGGGCAGGGGAACTTGGTCTTCAGGACGCGGAACCGGAACAGGCGCCTCAGGCCGGACCGGAGGCAATGGAGCCGCCAAACCTGGCCCGTTCATCGCCAAAAGCTCGGGTCGCTGCGGCGGGAGTGGAGCAGGAGACGCTGCTTGCCCCCCAAGACCTTGCAGGCCATGCAAGTCTAGCCCGCCAGGAGCACCACTTGGATACTGAGACACTGGGGCAGGAGTTGGAGCGGGAGCAACCGGAAGCGGCGGCTGCATCGGAACCGGTCCTATCCCAGGTTCCGACATCGTAGCATTCTCACGCGGCGAAAGTGCCTGCAGAGGAACGCTTGTTGCTGGGCCAATCGGGGAACTGCCGCCCAAGGCGCCTATCAAGCCGCCTAGG